CTCCGCGTGCGTGCCGTCCGGCAGGGTGTAGGGATCGACGCCTAGATAGACGAGCTCGTGCAGGTGTTGCAGCAGGAAAGCCCCGGTGCCGGCGAGCCGCACGCCCACCTCGACGAACAGCCGCCAATCCTCGCGCTTACCCAGCTCCAGCAGCCCAACGCGATGCGAGGTGCGATGGCGCGGCCCAGGCTTGCGCTGGACGGCTGGCCTGGCGTGGATCGCGCGAATCAAAGCTGTACCTCATGCCAGGGAAAACTAAGGACCTTGGGCCGCCAGCCCGGCCCGCGCGCCGCGACCATGCGGGCAACGGCCTTGTCCTCCGGCTGCTTGCGCAAATAGCCCGTGGTTGAACTGTCGCCGACGAATTCATGCCGCACGAGCTCGTCAGTCAGGATGCGGATTTGCGCCGTCGCGGCCGCCCGCCGCCGGTATTCGCCGTCCGTGCCGTAATGCCCGCTCAGCGCCTCGTCATGGCCGCCCACGCGCCAGAACATCGCCCGCGTCATGAGCCACGAGTTCGGATGAGATGGCAGCTTCGCGCCCGTGTGCTCGCGCCGGGAGAAGCGATAGATGATGTGGTCAAGGTGATCGCCGGTGATCAGCGCCAGCGCGGTTTCGGCCGGCATGTGGTGATCAATGTCGGTCACCGCGCACCACCCCTCCTCGGCATGGCTGAAGCCCAAGTTACGCGCAGCCAGCCAATTCCAGCGCACATCAACCTCGATGCGGAAGAGGCGTACAGGGAAGGGCATGCGCGCGCCCATCAGCACCTCAGCGGCCGAGACGCCCGGCGAGCCGTCATCAACGATGATCGCCCGCATGCGCGAGCGCACCAGCACCGGCCACTCGCGCCAGCGCCGGACGTGCTCCCGCAAGGTTTGCGGGTTGTCGTAATAGGGCATGATCAGCGTCACAGGCTTGGAGACGCCGGCCGACGGGACGGACACATAGGGCGCGTCATCGCAGCCCGACGCACTCACGCGCCCCTTGCTTGGCCGCCCGATGCGCTTCTTGCTCAGCATGGGTTCCACAGCTCCTGAAACCAGGGGAAGAGCTTCGCGGCTTTGTTGTTTTTGTACTTGATGCAAAGCCCGACCCTTACGCCTGGATCAAACGGGAAGCTCTCCGGCCCGATGCGGGTAAACCACTCCGGCGGAAATGTGCGCTCATTCGGCGACATGCGGGCGAGCGCGTCCTGATCGCTCCACAGCTCGCGCATCCACTCCGGCTTGAAGTCGTGAAAGAAGCGCTCGCGCGCCCGATGGTCCCAGACCATGCACGAGGAGTTGTAAGCCTTGATCACCCGCAACTCGTCCTTACCCTGCCACGCGACGCCGGGCGCTTCGGCGCATATCGCGAAGCTGGCCGGGAAGTCGATGATCGGTGCGAGGTCGCCGAGCACCAGCACATCGAGATCGAGATAGAGCACGCGGCCATCGAAGGGCATCCCTGGATGGAATAGGTGCAGCTTCGACCACCAGCCGCGCCCGGTGCCCGGGTTAGAGATGACGACAGGCTCGACGCCCTCCGGCATGGCCTCGGGTTGATCGGTAAGGCAGACGACGCGGAAGGACCGGTCAGTGTGGCGCGCCACCATGCGGCGCAGCCGGTCAACCCACTTCGCCGAGTATCGCCGCCGGCGCCCCCGCACCATGACGCAGGCCAGCGTGAAGCTCATTGGCGGACCACGATGGCGTAGCGCCGCTTGGGCAGCAGCTCGATCTCCTCGACGCTGTAGAGCGCCGACCACGGTTCGTGCACCGCGCGACGCACGCCAGGCACCTGCATGTCGTCGAACAGGATCACGTCGCCCGGCTGCTGGCGCGCCGTCACGATCTCGATGTCGGAGCGCACGCCCTCGTAAGTGTGGCTGCCGTCGATGAAGGCGAAGTTGATGCGGGATTGCGCCGGGAAGGCGCGCAGCGAATCGGCGAGGTGGAAGGTCATCAAGACGCCTGGCGCACGGAAGGGCGCGACGAACTCGTGGACGGTTTGCCCATCCGCCACGGAATTGCGCGGCTCGCGCGAGTGCGGCGCGATGATGTCATATGAGGCGACATCGCCGGGAACGCCCGCATCCTCCAGCGCCCAGGACATGACGCAGGCCGAGAAGCCCTTGGCCGTGCCGATGTCGAGCCAGGTCTGCTCTTCATTCCCGCAAATGCGCAGGTAATGCCGCCCCATGGCGTAGATCAGGCGCCCATGCTGCCAGTTTGGCGGGTTCTTCTTGAGCGGGCAGGCCAGCACGCGGGCCGCCGCCTCCAGCCGCCTGCGGTCGACGCAATAGCCCAGGCGCGCCTCAAGCTGGTCCATCGCCGGATAGCCTTGCGCGCGCTCGGCCTCGAATGCGGCGCGGTATGCATCCGCGGTGCGGTCGCTCATTCGGCGACCTCGGCCGCCACGTCGACGCGATCGAGCGGCCGCAGCGTCTTGCGATACTTGCCCTGTCGCGGCTTCTCAAAGTCGCGGTGCGCCGGGCCTGGCGCCCAGATCGGCGTGCGATAGACGCCGCGCCAGAGCGAGCCGCGCGGCGCGGCGTGCTCCTTCAGCTCCAGGATTTCGTAGCCATTGGCGCGGGCGATGTCGACGAACAGCGTCTTATGCAGCCCATAGAAGCCGTGGTCCGGATAGCCTTGGTATGGCTTCTCGAAGAAGATCAGCCCGCCCGGCTTGCATAGGAGGTGGATCGAGCGCCAGCATTCGGCGAAATCGAACACGTGCTCCGATGTGCCGACGTCGGTCACCAGGTCGAAGGCCCCGACCAGCTCAGCACCCCAGCTCCCGATAGGCTCATTCAGATCGGCGAGGATGGTCCCGCCGCCGTTACCGTCGATCGCCTCATATCGCCCGCACCCCATCTCCTCGTAGAGCAGCCGCGCCGGCTTGCGCCAGAACTTCGGCGAGCGACGCAGGCCGTTGTGCCAGAACTGGTCCCCGAGCTCGCACACGGAAAATCCTTGCGGCAGCGGCAGGTTGCGGATGATCTCGGCGGGGATTGGCCCGATGCCCATTAGTGCAGCTCCTTGCTGTCGACGCCGCCGCGCAACGTCTTGATGGCGCTTTCCGGCCCGATCTCTTCAATGATCGCGTCACACTCGGCGTCGGTGAGCATCGCCTGCTCTGGATGCCGCCTCTGGTAAGCGCGGCGCGTGATCTTGCGCAGGCGCTCTAGGTCGCGGCGATCAAGGTCGTAAACGAAGCCGGTCGCCTTGGTGACGGCCTCCCCCATTCCCGTTGCGACCACATGCGCCTCACACACCAGCAGGCGCACCGCCGGCCCGCTCACATGCGCAGGGACCTGCGGCACGCGATCCTCGCCGGGCAGTTTCTCGACGAAGGTCGCCGGCCCCATGACGCAATCGCGCTCCAGGCCGAAGCGCCCGAGCTCGGCCACGCAATCCCGCTTGAATCGCTCAATCATGTCGTCGGTCTCGCGGCCGGTCAGCCATACCGCGACCTCGACAGGCAACCCGATGCGCGGCCTCACATCCATGGCGGTTCCCCCAGAAGCTCCCGCGTCCAGCCGCTCAGGCTGTACGTCCCGGAGTGGCAAGCTTTGTCCCTCTCGATGTGCTTTCGGAAGGTCGACACCGCGTGTGTTTTGCTGCTCTGCCAGTAGCGCGCCGGCGTCTTGTCGGCATAGCGCCGCGCCTCAATCGGGATTCCGCACAGGATGCGCTCCTCAAAGCCAAGTAGATGGGCGAGCCGCACCGCGCACCAGCCCGAGGAGCCCTGGCATGCCGTCGACGGCGCCCAATAGTCCACATACGGATAATTGCGCTGGTTGTGCTCCAGCCAGTCCTTCTTGCCCGGCCCGAAGGCGACGAAGTCGCCGCCGAAGCGTTCACGCTGCGCCCTCGACCAGATCCCGAGCTTGTCGCGCTCGAAGTGGAAGGAGTAGACCGCGAACGCCTTGATATGCTCGGCCGCCTTGTTCACCGCGATGATAGGCAGCCCCGGCCGGCGGGCCGCCACCCGGGCGAGATCGTCTTGCAGCGTCGAGGCAAATCCGGCGATTACCACCGCGCCGCTGTGTGCGCACGGGTAGGCCGGGAAGATGCCGCGAACAGGCGGTTGCAGGACGGGCAAGGAAGCCCGCCCGTCCCACGCTTCGATTGTCGTCATAAGCCCTACGGCAGGGTGTATTCGAGCGAGAGATCCTCGGTGAACGGCGCCACCTGCACGCCCGCGCCGTCGCGAGCCATGACGATGGTTTCGTAAATCGAGTTCAGCCCAGCGTCCATATCGCCTTGGATCGTGCGCAGGTCGCTGATCGCGTCGACCTGCCAGAAGGTGAGGCGGTCGCCAGCCTTCAGCACGAACTCCAGTTCGTCGTCATTGAAGTAGCCGGAGATTTCGACCGCGCCAGGCGTGTCCGCCGAGACATAGCCGTAATGCATGATGCCGTTGCCGAGATTGGCAATAGCCCAGAAATACCTCTTGTTCGGATCGAACGTGAGGTCAGTCACCTTTGCTTTGAAAGCCATCGGTCAGACCTTGATATAAGGGGGATATAAAACGGCCCGAAGGCCGCTTTGCTCGGTTAGGTGGTGGCGATCGCCGTGGTGTCGTTCCAGGTCGCCTCGATCACGCCGGTATCGTCGACAAGGCAGGCCCCGCCGGACATGCAATGCGTGATCAGATGCGCCTGGCGCTCGGCAATCCACGCGATGTCAGCGCGGATTGCGTCGTTCTCGGCGTTGTTGTTGGCATGGGCGCCGGAGGCATAGCCAACCGCCATCTTGTGCCAGACAAACCCCTTCGCCGTGCCCGTGTCGATGCCGGGGCAACCCGTGTGCATCACCCACTTGATGCCCTTCCACTCGCGGAACTTGCCGCCGGTGGGCATGCCCGAGACATACGGGCGTCCGCCGGCATCCACCCAATCCGCTGACGAGAATTCGTCGAGCAGTTCGGCCTGTGCCCACAGCGTCGGCGTCATGCAGCCGTACACCATGCCGTCGTTCGGAACGTCGTTTGCCCACACCTCCTTCGCCCAGGTCGCGAAGCCGGCGCGGATCGCAGCGCGCGAGGTGACGGTAATCGTGACCGCCGTCTGCGTGGTGCTGTCGAGCACGGTAAGAATCTGCTCGTCGACCTTGCGGCCGATCGCCCAGGCGCCGCCCGTGGCGATCACATTGCGCTCGTCGATGTTGGTCTTCGCCTCGTCGAGCTTGTCGACGTAATCCGGCGCGTAGAAGTCTTCGAGCGTACAGGTGATCGGCGTGTGGTTCTGGTTCATCGGGGTGATGACACCGTGCCGCGCTTTGGTCGTAGCCGTCCCCTTGCCCGCCTTCTGGAAGGTGGTGGACGTGCCTACGACGCCAGTCTTGAAGCGAACGGCGCCGCGCAGATAGCCGCCCTGCCGCTGGAAGACGTGGTGAACGTCGCTCTCATATTGCTTGATAAAAGCGTTCGAGATGGAAGTGCTCATTGGAGCCCCTGAATTCATAGGTTGCTAAGGGGCTTCTCACTCAGATAGCCAGCCGCGGGCAGCGCCGGAAGCCGCGCTTGCGCGCAGGTCCGGCCCGGCCAGCGGCCGGGTCATCGTGATAGGGCTTGGGTAGAAGGTTGGCGGGTCCGGTAAGGGATAGCCGCCGCTTGATGGTCCCCTTCCGGGGAATTGCGTTAGCCGTACAGCTTTTGGTAGAGCGCCTGAATCTGCGCGTCCTGCTCGCGCGTGCGCTGCGCGACGGGATGCTTCTCCTCCAGCTCGCGGATCTTGTCGCGCAGCGACTTGGCTTCCGCCTCAGTCTGGAACCCGATCACACCGTCTTCAGCCGTGCGCTCGCCGATCGAGGCCAGCATCTTGATCACCGCCGGATGCGACCCAAGCTGGATTGCCTTCCCGTTCCAAGTGACCGTCTCTTCCAGCAGGCTGTTGAACTCGGGGACCTGTAGCGTCTGATCGACGAAGCGCTTGGCCGCCTGCGCCTTCTGATCGAAGTTGGTTCCGAACTCCTTCTTAAGCTGCGCCTCGCTCTCGCGCAGGAAAGCGTCGACCTCGCCGGCGACCTTGGCCTGCACCTGCTGCTCGAACTCGAAGTATTTCTTCGTGAAGCTCTCGAATGCCGCAGCGGGAACGCCGGCCTCCGCCGCCGCCTGCTGCATCGAGCTGGCGAGCGCCGTCTGCACCTCGCCCAGCTCGTAGTTTTCAGGCGTCGCGACCTTGTACTCTTCCGCCTTCTCCTTCGCGCCGATGGCCGCGCGGAAAGCGGCGACCTCTTCCGGCTTGGCATCCTTGCCGGGCACCTTGATGCGCGTCGAAATCTCGCGCCGCAGGTTCAGCGCGCCGTCGAGCAGCGCGTCAGGATCTTTGAACCCCTTGGCGTATGCCTTCTTGCTCTCGTCGGTGAGGCCCTCGCGCCAGGTGTTCCAGTCGAACCCGGCCGGCTTTCCCTCGCCGCCGGCGGCAGCGGCCGGCTTGCCTCCGGCATCGCTGCCGTCGGCCCCCTTATCGCCACCAGCGCCACCCGCATCGCCGCCGGACGCCCCGGCATCGCCGCCACCTCCGCCGGCATCGCCTTCGCCCTCGGGCTTGCGGAAGATGTGGAGCCACGGGAAGCGATTGCGGATCTGCATGCGGAACCTCTTATTGCTCAGGAGCGGCCGGCGCACCGCGCCCGGCGAAGCTCAGGTTGATCTGATGCATCACCCAGCGCATCCCAGCCTGAAAGGCCATCTGGCCGAGGCTGTCGGCTTGCGCGGGGCCGACCGGAACGGGATCGCAGATTGCCGCGATGCGGGCAAGCACCCGCTGCCCCGCCTCCGTTCCGAACACCGCCCAGAAGTCGCGCGCCTCATCGGCGAAGGTGTACGGCCCATCGGCCCGCGCCTTTGTGTGCGGCAGGGCGTCATACAGCCGCCGCAGCCTGTCCAGGTCCTGCGCCGACGGCCATTCCGGCAGCGGTGAGCTCCTTGAGGGCTCCGGCGACTGGCTTTGCGGCTTCGGCCGCGAACTGCGCTTCTTGCTGCTGTGCACGCTGCTCTCTCCGCGCCTCCACCTCGTCTTTCGACCGCAGCCAGCGCTGCGGGATGCCGCCCGCCTCAGGCAGGTCGCGCACGATCTGGTCAGCGTCGATGTTGTCCGCCACGGAGGGATCAATCTCCATGAGCGGCGCGAGGATTTCGAAGGCCCGGCCGAGGCTGGCGAGCTCCGTCTGTTGCCGTGCCTTCTGGATTGGCGACATGTATTCGAATTGCAGGCTCACCTCGACGTCGCCGATATCCGGGAACGGCGGGAACTGGCCGGCGCGGTACATGATGCCGAACACCCTCTCCACCGTGTGGCCGATGTAGTCGCTCTCCAGGCGACCGAACACGGGGCCGATGGTGCGCGTGAACTCTTCTTTCCGCTCCAGGATTTCCGTCGCGGTCATCTGCCGCCCCTCGATCGGCAGGCCGAAGACGTTCTTGAAGAACGCGGCCTCCACCTGCTGCCGGACCGCCTGCTGCATATCCAGGCCCAGCGGCATGTTCTTGCCCATGTCGAGCACGCCGATAGGGGCGCCGCTGATGCCCTGCATGGCCGAGGCGTCGAGCGAGATCATCCCGCCCGGGAACGTGCGGATGGCCGAAATCACCGCCTCGTTATAGGCCCATACCGGCGGATCGACCGCCTTCTGCCCAGCCACGAGCAGCGTCTTACCCATGGCCTGCAACGTCTTGGCGTCAGGCAGCGCCATCATGCCGGGCGAGCGGCCGTAGACCTCGCCGGGCGCCGTCTCCCAGCGCGGCACCGCCAGGGGAAACTCGTGAAAGCCAGCCTCGCTCACGAGGTGCTCGTGCTTTGCGTCGATGACACAGGACTGATAGGCCAGCCCGCGCTCGTCATAGCGCCCGGCCTCGTAATCGCCCCGCGGGGTGATGACCTGCGTAAAACAGAAGCGCTCGTCGGCCTTGCGCGGGTTCTTCGCCGCCTCGATCACCTCGCGGTGCAGCCGCTCGACGCCCCAGCGGCCGATAGCCTGCGGCCCGGTCAGGTGCTCGTCGATCTTGAAGCGGTGAACAACCCCGTCCGCGTCTTCCTCCATGCCAATCTGGTTGAGGTGGAAGGAGCGGAACAGCAGCCCGGTCTTGCGCGCGTTCTCCCCGATCCACAGCGCGCCCGTCCCCAGCACGGTCAAATGGTCGTCGACCTCGCTGGAGCGCTGCGTGAAGCGCGCCTGCTTGCGATAGATCGCCTGCCACATCCGATCGGTGACCGTCTCCAGCCACATCTTCACCTCATCCATCTCCGCGATGTCGCGATCGGTGAGGGTGACGGAAAACCAGCGCTGGCTCTT